AGAGAGAGGGGGTTCGGGGGGGAGAGAAGAGGGGGGAAGAAAGGGGGCCGAAGAGGGAGAGGAAGGGGAAGGGGGGTGTCCATTTTGGACAGTATTTTGGACAACATTTTGGACGGCATTTTGGACATGCCCCCTGTAGTAGCGTTTGCTGTACTCGCTCTTTTGCTTCCTGCGGGCGGCCCTGCGCCGGATGGCTTCCAGCGTTTCTTCCTCCATCTTCCCCCAGCCGCTTCCCGCCCCAGCCCCGGTGAGCAGGGCCAGGAATACCTGGTCCCGCTGCTCCGGGGTGAGGGGGAGGAGGAGGGCCCTGTCCTCCTCGGTGAGGGAAAGGACGATCATGTCACCATATCCGCCCTTCCTTTGTGACGAACGACTTCAATTCGTCTGGGGAGTAATACACCCTGGCACCGATGTTGACGGCGCGGAGTTTGCCGCTGTTCCGCAGTTCGTCCAGGGTGTCTACGGAGATATTGAGGGCCTGGGCGGCCTCCTTGCGGGTGAGAAGCAGTTTTTCCATAGCAGTTCCCTTTCTCAATTCCATCAAAACGGGAGATCATCGTCCTGCTCGTTGGACAGGTCGGTGAATCCAGAGGTGTTTTCTCCGCCGTAGGCTCTTGCGCCGTTCTGGAGGGTTTTCAGCTCGGGGACCTTGAAGTCTCCGTTTCGGATAGAATCCACGCTTCGGGTCTGGCGGACGGTGGGACGGGTTTTCACGGTGCCATCCTTGGCAATGTACTCTTCCATTCCGATGACCACGCCGATGTATTTCCGGCGCATGTCCTGGAGGTTGTCCTCGCGGAAGATGTAACCGGAGTTAGACTTTTCCAGGGCGGTCTTAAATGTCTTGAAATAACCCAGGGAGGATTCCTTGTAGCTGCGGGGGAAGCGCATGGGCCAGTACCCAAGGTCTTTATGAGTCTGGGTGTTGCGGCCCCTGTAGGGCTGCTCCACGAAGTCCCAGCAGATCATAAGGTACTCTTTGGCCTCGTTGTCTTCCACATCGGTAATGGCGGCAATATATCCTCCGGGAGCAATGGGGGTGAAGTCCCCCTGCTCCTGGACGTTGTTCCAATCAATTCTCCTCATTCTTGTCTTCCTCCTTGTCAGCTGAATGGAAAGTGAGGGGGCAGTGGCTCCCGATGTATTTGTCGGGGTACTCGCAGATTTCCCCGTTTAGGCCGCAGCTGCGGTAGTTGCGGCGGTAGTACTTGCACTGGTAGCAGTTGATCTCTGCGTTGTCCCGGAAGTCCACGGGGAAGGTGACCTCTACGACTGCCCGAGCGCGGATGTACTCTTTTACGCCGCGAGAAAACTCAGGCATTTTTTGATACACTCCCTTTTGGTCTTCGATTATTCGCTTGTTCTTTTGCAGTCGCCCATCTGCAATTTTTTGGCTCATAGTCTCCGTTATTATCAATTCGGTCAATAGAAAGAGTATCTGAGTATCCGTTGGACAAGGCCCATTCGTGAAAGGTTTCGAAACTTTCCTTCCACTCCTCGCACAGTTTGATTCCTCTGGCTCCGTAATACCTAAACCCTACGGCGTTCCGGTTATAACACCTTGTTTTCATTCCGGTGTATATCCGATACAATCTGGACCTCATGCTATGCTTTCCGCGCTGGAATTTGGCGTTTTCGACGTTCCTCTTTCTCGTTAATTCTGCATTATAGCATCCGCAGCTCTTTGTTTTCCCGTGAACCAACCTGGTTGTCGGGATAAACACATCTTGCCCGCAGTCGCACTTGCACCTCCAGATTATCGTGTTGTTTTTGGTTCTTCCTGTCGGTTCGATTGCAATAAGTCTGCCAAAACGCTTCCCAGATAAATCATACCGGTTCATTTTGTTCACCAAGATTCCAGTATTCTCTAATTTTTGTGTCTACAAATTTCAGGTCATTTTCTATCTCGATGGAGCCAAATAATCCTTCTGGGGACTTTGATATGTCCATCCCAGAGGACTGGGTGCGGAAAAAGTGCCTGTCCCCCTCCACCATGCAGCGAAGAGCGATAGAGACCATCCCCTCCACACAGACTTTTTCATCCAGCAACTTGCCGATGGTCCGCAGCTTGGTCTCTCCGTAGTCGCTGGTTGCCTCGTGCATCAATAGATACACGATTACGTCCTCTGGAAGCTCGTCCTGGACGAATCGCAAGAGGCCCCAGAAAGCATCTGCAATGTCGTTGTAGAGGTCGAAAGAACTGCTGCCACTCTTGGGGGCTGAATGTCCCCGCATGAATGTATTGGTGAGCAGATAACCGGCGTCATCAATGACGGCGGCCTTGGTTGGCATGGTGCTCAGGCCCTTCCGGATGGTGTTGTAGTTGTCGGTCTTGGCGGCGTACTTAAACCGTCCGGGGAACGGAAGGGGCTTCCCAATCACATTGACCAGGAAGATCTCCTCCTCCCCAAACCCTTTCAGGGAGCGAGACTTTCCGGATCCGGAGCGGCCGTAGATCAGGACAGGGATGCCCATTACTGCGCCCCCCCCCCGGAGAGGATCCAGTCCTCAAAGAGCTCCTGCCGTTCGGTCAAATAGCCAGACAGGACGCACGGGTTTGCCACGGTGAGGTAGTCCAGGAAGTCCTGGAGGGCTTCGTCTTTGATAAATTTCTGGACCAGTTGAGCGGTGACCTCTAGCTGGACGCTGCGGGGAAAGGGGTTGTAAGTGCTATCTTGGATCATGTTCTAACTCCTCCTCTGTTTCTTGGATCCAACGATGAACGACGTCGGACCCAACTTGGAAATACTGCATCAGTTTGTGAATCCCGACTCCGTTTAGGTACATGGTTTTGAACCGTGGGGGGCGGGGGCGCTTTGGCCGTCCGGTCTTTCGAGGAAGACCCAGGGTGTGGCACCACCGCTTGGCCCGGTCGGGGGAGACACAGTAGTGGTTCCCCAGCTCCTGGTATGTCATGGTTTTTGCCAGGTCTGCCAGGTCCTCCGGAATCTCCATCCTCCGGCGATACTGCCGGTTCAGGGGGCACTCCCGTCTCTCTGGATGGCACTCCTCCAGGTGGCAGTGCAGGCAGATGGAGATAAGCTGCGGCGGGTCCGTCCGTTGCGGGCGGCCAGGTGGGCGGGGTTGCTCATTCCAGGGACGGGTCCCGCCCTCGAAGGGGTTTTTGCGGCTTATGGTCATCAGCCCCCTTCCTGCGCCTCTGCCACTCGCAGTGGGGGCAGATGTAGTGTTTGCCCCCTGGATCCAGACTGGAGACATTCCAGTCCCTCCCGCAAACATGGCAGAGGCGGTGCTTCCCCTGGATCACAGGACCCGGAGGGGGATGCCGAGACGGGCCAGGGCGGCGTTGGTGCGGGCTATTCGGCCCTTCTTGGCCTGCTCAGCGTGGCGCTTTTTCATGGCGGGGGCAATCGTCCGGATCATGGTGTCCTCGGCGAGGGCTAACTTCTTGGCTTGTACTGCATTCATTTTTTGTCTCCTCCTTAGTTGATTTCGGATTTGGTCATCCAGTCGATGAACGCAAGCCGGGGGATTTTCATCCGATTCCCAACAAACATGTAATGGAATGGGATGGTCTCCGGCATCTGCTTCGCCTGGACTCGGATTTTCTGCCCATCGCACCCGAGCATCGGGGCGATGTCGGCAGGGGTTAGCACGTCCTTGGTGCTCGTGATGATTTCCTGGTAGGTCATGGCGTACCTCCGTTTACGATGACGGTCGCTACTATGACAGCGACCCAAACGAGGATGGCTGCAAGGAATGGGTTCGTGGGTATCGCCTCCTTATTCTTGTTGCCTCCTAGATGTTCGTCGTGTATGTTGGTTTTAATCGGTAAAAAACCAATCGTCCGCAATCAGGTCCCCCGCTGTAGGCTGCCACCCACGACAGGGGCCTCTTGCTGCCAAACTAGTAAGCACACAGCAATCCGGCGTGTCGGTCGGGAATACCTTGAGGTCCGCCTCGCGATATGTGTTTCGCCACGCTTCCCTTGTGATGCACTGTTTGTCCGCATGTCTTGCCTTAATTGCATCGGAGATAATCATGCTTTTCACCTCTCTTCTGTATTTTCTTGCGGGGACTTACGTGTCACGAAAGTTGTCCGCAAGAAAAATTCCAGCTGCTTCGCTCCGTGTGTCGCAAAGTATGTCGGCCAATTTCGCCACAACGCTATAGGGCATTTTTTCAGGATTTTCAAGGTAAGAGGACATAGTATTCCTATTTACTCCGATGTCTTCAGAGATAGAGGTAATGCTATACCCACGCTCTGCCATCTTCCCCCGAAGCTTGGGAACGTCTACGAATACCATAGTGACCACCTCCTTTCTTTCGTTTTACGTAAGTTTATGATAGCACCTATTCGCTTGTTTGTCAATACGTTTGGCGAAAGTTTTTTCGCGAAACGAAGGATTTTTCTTGCGTATTTCTGTTGGTATGGTATTATAGGTACACAGCAATGGATGTGCAAGAGGCCTTGAGTTCGAATCTCAACACTCGGACCAAAAGTACCGAAAATACCCTATTCCAAGGTGTTTTCGGTACTTTTTTCGTGTGTTTAATTTCGAACAGTAACGAAAAATTATCTCCTATTGCACCCCTATTGCACCCAATTCGTTTTGTCCGATCTTTTGTGGTGTTTACAATTTATGGTAATAGATAAGGAACGAAAAGACCCGCCTCTGGAATACCAAGACGGGTCCTTTCGTGCCGATCGTTGGCCTTGCTATCTGCATCCGAGATGGCAGAACCAAATGTCAAGGCAAGTTCCTTTAAGACAAAGAAAACGTTTCAATCCACACCTCCGTGGAGGTGAGCCGGGTAAGTCCCAGCTTTTCTTTTTTAGATAAAGAAAGTATTTCTATTCACATCCCCCGAAAGCGGGAGAAGACGCGACTGGAAGGCGGATGCCCTACCTTGTCTATAATCAGAGTACACTACTCTCATGGAAAAATCGACCCGCATATTTGTACAATTTATTGCACTCCATTTTGTGCAAGTGTACAATATCGAGAATCGAGTTAAAAATCTGTTTTAAATCGCTTGACAACAGGCTAATAATAACCTATAATATAGACAAGATCAAGGGGGAGAACCCCAGGAGGAAAACAGAAATGAAGCTTACTAACGAGATGATCGAGCGGATCAAGGACGCTGCCGAAGACCTTTACATGGACTGGGAAGTCGTCGGCGTGAGAGTGCAGGAAGAAGAATTTTCGCTTGGCTCCATGGACCACGAATCTAGCATCTGGGTCGACGGAGAAGAGACCAACGAAAGCGCTGGCGGCCTGTGCGTTGTTAGCGCTGACGAAATTAGTACCGCTCACCAGTATTTCGGTGGCCACATCGCCATCGCCTGCGGTAACGACTACATGTACGGAGAGGACCCCGGTGAGATTATCCTCCGTGACCCCGTTTGCGTAGAGGTGTTGGCGTGAGACGAAAATATTTGGAGTGCATCAGAGATGACGGAGATTGCACAGTCTGCTCCCTCGTAAGCCACGGCAGAGATTGCCGTGACCGGAATATAACCCCGTTAGAGTGGCGCCGCCTAGCTGCTCAAATGACGCAACAAGAGCTTGCGGAGGCATCCGGGGTAAACGTAAGGCAAATCCGCCGGGTAGAGATCGGCGAAGCGCAGGCTGGCAATCTAACAGCAAAAAACCTGCTCGCGATTGCAAAAGTGTTGAACGTAGACCCAGAAAGCTTAATCTAAAATCAACTGGAAACAGAAAGGAGCACGAAAGTGAAAAAGTATTGGATTCGCGATGGAAAATTTGGGAATATCTACTCCCTCTTTTGGACCGATTCGGAGGGAATGGAAAAGCACCTCCCAGAACACGCCTACCAGATCACCAGGCAGGCCGCCATCAGAGCGTGCAAAGCGGAAAATGAACGCCGGAAGTACATGAAGTCTATGGCGGGATTTGCGGACAACCACATTTTCCCGGCAGACATGCCAAAATACGATTACGACTGCCACCCGCACATCTACCACCTAAACGGATACATTGTAGAGAGAAACTGACGGCTGAAACGGAATAAAGAGGGCTGCCATTTGTGGCAGCCCTCTCCTTATACCCCGTGCTTCACCCGGTCCTCCACCTCAGCCCGTTTGGCGTTGTTGAAGCGCCCCAAGTCTCCCACCAGGTAGCCGGTGATCCGGCGGATGCGCTGGAACGGCACCCGTTCAAAAACGGGGGTGATGCCGTACTCATCGGGATTATCTGTCCTGCGAATGGACAGCTCAACTACCCGTCGCCCTTCCTCTTGCTCCATCATCTGTATGGCCGCCTGAACGATTTCCTCGGGAATGTTGTCGGGGTTGTGGATAGTCATTTGAGTAACCCCAGTCTGCCGAGGATGGCCACAACCTCGTTGCGCTTCATGTGGCGCACGGGGGAGGAGCCATCGGAGACGCCGACCCCCTGTGCCTTCTCCCACCAGCCTTCTTTTTTGGACCATTCATCGTCCGGCAGAGTTGCCGCGTGGATCTCGGCCTTCTTTACCAGTTCGTACGCCTGTTCGTTGGTCATCTCGGACAGCAGTTTATTGATATCCATATCCTCATCTTCTCCTTTCAGTCGAGCGTTCACACGCGCTGCGATTTCACCGTATTTCCCGAATAAGTAGTTCCCCGGACAACTTTTGCCCTTGTCCGTGGTGTACCGGTGGGGCACCATGTTGCACACCGCCCAGTTTCCTGTGAAAGCTGGGCAATACCGCTTGCCTTCCTTCCAGATCAATTTCTTGATGCCGTTTCGCTGGCAGATGTCCACACAGAGGTCGATCAGGCTTTCAAAGGCTGCAGCGGTACACTCGTATGGCTCCTCGTAGCTCTGGATACTGGATACCTCGATGGTCACCACCTGGTGATCCACCTTGTGGGAGCAGCACCAGGCCCGGTTTTCCTCGAGTACGTACTGTCCGATGCGGCCATCCGGCCCGATACCGTAATGGCTAGAGGCTTCGGAGGTTTGGAACACCTGCCCGCATCCCTCCACGCTGCCAGGACCGGCCATAGTGTGGATGGAGATGCCCTTGATTGTCCCCTGTCTAGGCTTGGTGCAGTGAGGGGACAATTTCGTGTATACAACTAGCTTACTATTACTCACCAGCGCTCACCTCCTGTTTTACTTCCGGCAGCCCTGCAACAGAGGTCAGCAGGGACAGCACCCCAGCCAGGACGGCGGTAGAAACCACAGTAATCCAGTTCACATCCGATAGCACCGCAGACGCCCCGATTGCCGCCACCGCAGCCTGTGCGCAGGTTTTGATGGCTCGCACGCCAGCAGCGCGCCACCAGGTTTTCCATTTTTCACTCATTTCTTCACTTCCTCTCCATGTACCGGGAGCCGGTCTATCTCTTCCATAACGGTTTTGAGATGCCCGTTTCCTCCCAGGTTTTTATATGCTTGATACATTTCAACCAAGTTTTCTTTTTCGTCCAGAGTGATGTGCCCTCGGATGATGTAGCACTCCCCGAGATACCGGACCCGGTCGATCATGAGCACTTTTTGCGCCTCCAGAAGGGCATCCAATTTTGTGCTTGTCCCTTTCTTCGTAGCCCATCTGTGGTTCAGGATTGCCACGATGATGGCGGATAGGCCGGAGCTACCAAACACAATGCCGAGTAGATACATGATGTAGTCCATGGGGTGTTAAATCAGGTAGGCCCGCTTATGGCTCCGTTACCATAAACGTAAACTAGGTACTGTAGATGGGCAGTAATATCTGAATAAGCTTCAGTGCCTTGTATTACAGACAATCCACCGCTCAAATACTGTTGATCCATATCAAAAGGCACAACAGGTAAAACAAAAGAACCGTTTTTAACCTGTATCGAAAAAGGGGCAGTTGTAAAATCTTTAAAGGATGAAGTGCCATCCGGAGAGATGTAATAAATACCATGATCACGGACTGGGACCCTGTCTACATCCACCTGTATCGTTGCTGTTTCCACACTCCCGCTCCCCGCAACACTAGGATTCTGAATCATACCGCACCTCCTTATCCTAACGGTTGAATGACCACATACACGGTCAGATTGCTTGTGGGGACAGTCTGGCAGGTAAAGGTCAGGCTGTTTGTCCCCTGGTTGGTACACATAATCCCCGCCTCATAGTATGCAGACTGGGAGGCAATGGCAGGGGTCGGGGTAATGAGTTGTGCGGTCTCAGATGCAACCACACCGGAGACTGTGACGGTCTGGGTGTTGGAGGACCAGCCAGCGGCGGTGAGGGTGATCGTGCGAGCGAGGGGTTTGAGAGCGTCTACGTATTGTTTTGGGGCAGCCTGAAGGTCTTTAGTCGGTTCGCCATTCAGAGTGAGCGCCCCCGTCATAGTCCCACCCGTCAGCTGCAAATACCTTCCATCCGCCTGCTCCTGAGTGAGACCGCTGGGTGCGTCAGACCATTCCTCGCCCGTGGAGGTTTTGGTGAGGACTTGGCCGGTGGTGCCGCCGGAGGGGATCCCTTTTGGTGCGGGACCCCAATGTGACCTACCAATATTATCGCAATAGAGCATTTCTCCCTGATTTCCATCGGTAGGAACCAATCCACCTTCACGAATATGAAAATAAGCGAAGTCTTCCCCTAGACGTCTGAATATTTCTATTTCCGCTTCAACAAGCGCATATAGGTCTCCCGAGATAGCGTTTGTAGAATAATTAAAAAACTTAAACGACGGATTTTCGCCCTCTACATTTTCCGCGAGAACAAGGGGTAAAAGAACATCCGTATATTTGATAAAAATATTGACGTCGTTTAAGTAAGCTTCTTTGATTTCATCTAACGTCTTATCAGTCGTTAAGGAAGCGTCTTCTGCGTCGGTCGCGTTCACAACCATCACCGGCTTATCTCCCCACGCAGCCCCGTCAGCAGACTTATAGATCATCTGACCCTCGACACCACCGTCAGGGAGACCACTAGGCGCGTCTTCCCACGCAATTCCATCCGCTGTCTTGGTCAGTACCTGCCCCGCCGTGCCGCCAGTGGGGTTAGGGATGGCTCCCACATCCTCAGCGGACGGAGTCCAGGTATCCGGTCGTGCGCCAACATCCTCTGCATCCAGTGTAACATCGGCGCTGAGTGCATGTCCGTTAACGGTTCGGCTGGTAGGAACATAGTCCATCGGGGGCAATTGTGCGCTCGGAACCTTCCCGGAGTCATCCAGAGATGCAACGCCGTTGGCTTGTCCCTTCTGCCCCATCGGGATATAATTACCGACCAGAGAGACGGTTATGGTATCGTCCACATACTCTTTGGACGCCGCGTCTGTGTTGTCTGTAGGCTCTGCGAGGTTGGTAATCTTGTGGCCACCCATTTGGAGCGCCCCAGTCATGGGCACCGACCCATCCGCCATGAAATCGCCAGCCCCAGCACCGTTAGACCCGTTGTACACCTGAAATGTACCGCCGGTCTGCCCGTCGGTGAGGTATACAGTATAGGTATCCGTGGTGCCAGGTGCGCCGGTGCCGGACGTGCGCTCGATACGGTCGACACTTGCACCGGTGGGGCCAACCTCGCCCTGGATGCCCTGGGGGCCGATGACAGACCCAGCGTTTATGGGACTGCCGGAGGACAGGGTAATCACCAGGTCGCCGTCCTCGTTGACGGTTGCGTTGGTGACGCTCACGCCCTGGGGACCAGTTGCGCCAATTTCACCCGGGTCGCCCTTGTCGCCTTGGATCCCCTGAGGCACCCCAATCACAAACAGCAGGTTCCCCTCGGGAGAGGTAGTTTTGGTCACGGTAACGGAGGATCCCGCCGGGAGCGTCTCCCCTTCCATGTCCATATTTTCGATGTAGGTCTTCGCCTGCTCTGCTTCTGTGGCTGCGCTCTCGGCATCGGAGGCGGAATTCGCAGCGGAGGACGCGGATGTCTCCGCCTCATTGCGGGCGGTCTCGGCATCTGTCTTTGCGTCGCCTGCCTGGGTCGCCGCAGTTTGCGCAGCAGTAGCACTCCCAGATGCCTGAGTGGCTGCCGTTTGGGCCTGGCCGCTGGCTGTTTCGGCTGCTGTTTTCGCGGCCTCTGCGGCGGACTGGGCAGCAACAGCAGCATCTTTAGCACTGGATGCCTGCCCCGCCGCTGTCTGTGCCTGCTCCACGGAATCCCCGATGGTGCCGGCGGCGGCAACGGATTGGTCTCTCGCCGTTTCCGCTGCGTCCTGGGCGCTTTCCGCCGCGATCTGTGCCGCCGCTGCGCCCTGTCTGGCTGCCTCAGCCTGGGTGGCGGATTGGCTCGCCTGGGTGGCTGCGGTTTGGGCGGCTGTTACCTGAGACGCAACTGCATTTTGGGCGTACCCCTTGATAAGCTCCCCTTTGATGCTGGATGTGGTTGCATTTTGGGAGACAACGAGCAGATCATCGTCCCCCATGGCGGAGGCTACCGGCAAGTCGGTAATCGCCTTTGGTACATTAGCCATCCTGTTCCACCTCCGCTGCGTCCTTTCCAGCCTCAGCATAGGCCATCCGGAGCAATTCCCTGGCCCGCGCCATGATCTCCACCTGTTCCCCAGATACGGGGATGGCGGAGATGTATTTAAACGCCTGGTCTAAATATTCCTGAACCTTCGTCATGAAATCACTCCTTTGTCCTTTAGGGCTTCCTTTATTTTCTGGACTTGATAGATCAGCAAAGGGATGAATTCCCCGTAGCGGATCGCGTAGCGATAGCTACCCTCTTTGGTTTCTTCATCAATTCCCCAGGATTTTATGAACGCCGCGAAGTCCTTCGTTGGGATGTTCAACTCCGAAAGAGTTCCCTCAAGGTCCTGTGCAATAATCCCCATGTGGGTGCGGTCGCTTTGCCCGTCGATGAATTTGAACGACACCGGGCGCAGCGCGTCGAACACAGAAAGGAAGCGGTCCAGCCCGTATTCCACGTCTTTTTTGAAATTGAGGTCGGACGTGTTTATAGCCGCGTTGACGGAATACACATCCCCCCACCGAACTGTACTGCGCCCGAGGGTTACGGACCCATCGGAACTGGGCGTCGGGGAGTCGCTGAACGAAAACCGGCCCGTGGACGTTGTGCCAAACGAACAGTTTGTGGTATCCACCCACCAGTTACCGGCAGATGTCATGCGCATACCGCCACGGTTTGTGACGAATTCCAGGCCGACGCCGGTGGTCGTGGATGTGATTTCGATGGATCCCACCGCGCTCCCTCCCGACGCCAACAGTTCCACTGTCCCGCCGCGTAGTATGGATGCCTCCACGGTTCCGGTTTGGATTTTTGAGCCGTCAATGTATGTGGTGCCCCGGTAGCTCCACGCCTCTACTTTATCTTCGGCGTTATTTGCGGTGTTGTTGGCCGTGTTGGCCAAGCTGTACGCGCTGTTTGCTGTGCTCTGCGCGTCGTTGATATCCCCCTGGACGGAGCTGGACAGGTCGGAAAATGTAATGGCCCCTGTGAGATTCAGGCGGTCCGCGTCAATCTGGCCAGTTTTGATACAGGCCCCATTGATGGTAGTTGTACCAGAGGACAAGCCGGTAAACGTAACGAGGCCATCCATCTTGATGGTTTTGCTGGAAATGGTTACGTCTCCCGCTTTAAGGGAAATCGTGGAGGATGTGGAGCCGTTGGACACCGAAAGTGTGATGGAATCCAATTTCACGGAAATGCTGGATATCTGTCCCTCTAAATCCTCTGCGATACCCTCCACTTGCAGGAGGATTTCGCTGGCGGACTTGGATATCATGGACCTTGTCCTCGCGAGTTCCCGGTCGTACTGCCTGCGCTCCAGCGATTCATAGGGATATTCGTCATCCACCTCGTCCAGGTCAGGCGCAGATATTTCGGAATTATATAGGCGGGAAAATGACATGTTGTCATTGGCGATAACGGAATAGATCCCGCCAACAATAACGCCGTCCCCGATTTCTGCCGCCGGGTCTATCAGAGCTTCCCCCGCGGTGTATGGCTGGTACTCCACATTCTGCACGGCGGCAAGAATGGAGTTCGCCATAGCCTGAGACGCCCAGGCGCAGGTGACCTCCAGCGTTCGTCCCGTGTCATTCCCTGCGGTGTAATAGGTCTCACTATCCACGCTGAGATTCACACGGGAGATGTTGGACGGGATGTCACCGATGTCCAAACTGCCTGCCCGGGATCCCAGGAAAATAGAGTCAGACAAGGATCAACACCTCCCCCGCAAACTGGATGGGCTGTCCGTACTCCGTCACCAAGTAACCCGCTTGCTCTGGGATATCTCCAAACCGGATCAACCGCAGCTTTCCCTCATCGGTGATGATCCAGTTGCCCGCGTCGGAAACGGCGATGAAGGACAGCGCCTCCCGCATGGTGAGGTCCCCTTCTTCGTCCACGGGGTACTCAACGGGGAAATCGTCGGAGAGCACCGTGCGTGGATCCACCGAAACACCCATGCGTTGGGCAATGTCCGCCACAGCGGTTTCCTGGGGCATGGGCCAGTTATCATACACATAATCCTCGTTAAGCCAGACGTTTTCCGCCTTGAGCATAGCGTCGTAGCCAGTTACCGTGAGGATGCCGGACACCTTATCCAGTTCTCGCGTAGAGAAAAAGAACACGCCCTTTTGGATCCATTCGCTGGCCTGCTCGCCGACGCACACCCGGACGAACACCTGAATTTGCGCCTGCCTCGGGATGGTCCCGATTGGAACGATCTCCATGTCGATCTGCCTTGCATTTACGTTCCCGATCCCCGGGGTGTCGAACAGCCCGCCAGAGATGGACAGGGAAACGATATTCCCCTGGGTATACTCCTGCCCCGCGATGTCCAATTTCAGCTCTGTCCAGTGACCTGGATCGGAAAAAATCTGGTTGTAAAGGTCGCTGGTCGTGTGCATGGTATCACCTCTCCACCAGAGTCATAGAGCCACCCTCTACCCAGGTAATTCCGGATTCATACCGCTCCTGGGTCATCTCCGGCCCCTCCACCCAGAATGTCTTTGTTTTCTCGGTTCCGTTTAAGTCCAAGTAGGTCACCGTGGACGGCTGAGTGATCAGGTCGGCGATGGCGTACGCATTTTCCGCCCGCATCCTGGCGAATTTCACATCCAGCTGCACCTTTAGGAAGTTGCTTCGGTGCTCGATGCCGTCCATGGTGACCACGCTGCTCTCCTGCCGGTAGATGGGAGATTGCGCAATTCCGCTCTCTGCCAAATGGCCGGAGATGTCTGTGCCGTTTAGAATAAGCTTTGCCTGCATCTATAACACCTCCATCAAACCAGGGACGTTTTGGCCGTGCGTCGAGCGTTGCCATTGAGTGCGGCCCGAAGGTCGGGGAACGTGGCCCGGTAAAATTCCTTGCCGTTGATCACCAACGGGATCTCCACTTGGTAAACCTCGCGGGCTGTGGCCCCTCTTGGCACCGCTGCTGTCGCTGCTTGGAGCAGGGCGGATGGGGTGTTGGGGGAAGGGCGAGTGACGAGGGATGCACCGTATTCAAATTGAGACTGTACTTGTTCTATGGCCGCAGCATCCACGACGGAATTTGCAAGGCCGCGAACGGTTTTGACAGCTTCCTCCGCCCCATCGTCTACGCCCTCTTTCAGGCCGGCAGGAATTTGACGGCCTACCTCTAACCTAAATACTCTCGACGGGGAGTGGATACCGAGTGCGCTCTTAGCCGCCGCAAGAGCGTTTCTGGCCATTTGACGAAGTTTCGAGTTCAACGCATTCACATTGATTGCTCCAGCGATTGCGTCGTTAATGGCGTAACCTATAACGGTGAAATCTCGAACCATTTGATATCCGATGCTTCTGGCGGTGTTTATCATGGAAACCATTTGAGCCGTAACAGTTCCTGTAGCGGAACTGATACCGTTCGCAACCTCTCCGTCCGCATCTGTACCAATCGCCGGGAAATTCCCTCCGGCAACGGCAGAATCGCCAGTGGATTTTGTTCCAGCAATTAGCTCACTCATAGAGGAGTAAACCGTTGGTGCACTACTATCGATTCCTGACGCAGTGTTTTGTCCTATCGTCGTCCCCGTTGCCGGGAAGTTAGACGATTGCACGGTAGAATCCGCCGTCGTTTTCGCTCCTGTCACTACGTTAGCGGCGGCATTATTTACCGTTCCGGACTGACTGGTAATTCCCTCAGCAACGCCTTGCGCAGCTGTTGCACCGGTCTGTTGCGGCTGCCCATCGTTCATCGTCGTGTCAAGGGTTGTCTGCGCTCCGTCCGCCACAGAGGCTGCCGCCATGTTTACCGTCCCAGCGTTGGTGATAATCCCGTTAGAAATCAAGAAATCCCATGCGGCGCCAATCTGCGCGGCGTCCACACCGGGCATGAGTTCTTGCATCAGCTGCATGTAGATTTGCTGGGCAGAACCGGTAAGCTGGTAAGCACCCTCGTTCATTCCGGTTCCGATCGCTGTCGGAATCTGAACGCCGCCCTCTCTCGCTTCATTGACCTGAGTCTCCAATGCAGATCGCTGTTGCTCTAACAGACTTGCCCAACCATTCCGTTCGGTTTCAGACATCTGGTTCCAGTGCTCCGCAATATAGACCACCATGTTTTGGTAGTCTGCCTGCATCTTCGCCACATTTTCCTCTAAGGCTGCCTGGTTATCTCCGGACGCCTTGACAATGTTTGCAGAGGACTGCGCGATGGCCTGGTCCAATGCAGCCATGTCACCCGTGGTCGCATTGGCAATTTGGTTATAGGTTTCCAGCGTCTGGTTGTAGCTATCCCATGTGCTTTGGGCGGTGTTCAGATTTTCCTCGCTTTGAGCAAGGGCCTGATTTGCGGCGTCGAGTTGTCCACGCAGTTCCGAGTACTGTTGGGCCGTAAGCCCGCCCGTATCGGCAAGTTGAGCCTGGAGAGAATTCACCTGTTCTTGCGCTGCATTATAATCCCTGGTTGCCTGCGTCAAATCCGTATACGCTTGCAGTTGCTTAGTAAGCGCTTCTTCGTATGCCGGTTGGATAGCATTTAAAGCGGCTTCCTGCTTCCGCGCAAAAATCAGATCATCGATAGCGTCGGACACTTTGTACACCGCGCCGGCCTCGGTTTCGGACGCAGACACCGCCCCGGGAACCTTGTTGTTTATATAGTCTGCAAGGTAAGCAGCTCTCTCTTCATATCCCTCTACGACACGACCATTTGCATCCGTGATGCTCTGGAGCTCTCCAACATACTGCTCCACAATACCCATTTCGCTTTGGATGGATGCCATCGACTCCCCGACGGATTCTTGCAAGCTGTTGAAGGAATCCGCGTGTTCGTTGATCTGGTCAGTGGTTTCCTGAATTCGGTTCGCAAACTGCTCCGAATAGCTGATGTATTCCCCTTCGCTCTGACTGAGTGTAACAATCGCCGCCGCAACACCGGCTGCCGCCGCACCCAGCAGAACAAACGGATTCGTAAGCGTTGCGAGAAGGCCCAGACTGGAAACCAGTTGTCCAATTTTGGACACAACCGAGGCAGCAGCAAGAACGCCGATTGCGGTAGCGACACCCGTAATGGCAGGGGTAGCGATATCACTGCTCTCTGCAATATCCAGGAAACCGTTTACCAAGTTGGCCGCAAATTCTTTCACCTTTGCCACCATAGGAGACAGGGCATCTCCCGCTCGGGCCAGAGCATCATTTAAATCGCTAGACGCTTTGTTGGTTTCTACGATTGCAGAATTGGTGTTCCTCCATTCCTCCGCTGCCGAAACAAGACCTTGACGTGACAACTCCTTTAAGACCAGATTGGCTCTCTCTGTTTCGCTATTTGCGCTCTCTAGTGCAGCGTTAAACTCATCCTCGCTGGTACCCGCCCAATTGAGCACGTCGGAAAATGTCCCGGTTGCCTTTGACACCCTAATTGTCTCATTTACGGATTCAGCTAAGGAATCGATTGGAATAGAATCCCCATAAGTCGCCCAAGCGCCAATGGTCCCGTCTATCATCGTGGTCAGGTCCTCTTGCGAAAGACCTAACGCTTGTAGGTTAGACAGAGCCGTTGCACTGGACTGCTCGTCTCCAAGCACGGAGTAAAATTGCTGGTAGCTCTGCGCTGTCTGTTCGGCGGTGTACCCCGCTTTCTGGCTGGACACCTCCAGAGATGCCATAATCCGGCGATACTCAGAGGTAGACTCTACAAGGTCTGCAATGCCGCTAACGACGGACTGAATCCCGTCGGAAAGCATGTCCGCAGAGAACACATCCCCAAAGGCGCCGCTGGCCTCTTTGGCTTCATTCCCAGCATCGTCCAGAGACCGGTCCAGCTTGTCCGCTGCGTCGGCAGCGTCCTGCATAGCGCTCCGACTCTGTTTCAGTTCCGTGGACAGCCTTTCGATCTGCGAAGCGAATTGTTTTGCCTCGGACGATCCGTCGCCAAACTCTAATACGGCATTGCTATATGCCTGTTTTAACCCCTTGAGGTCGCTCTCCTGCTGAGAGATCTTTTGACTCAGCCGATCAAAGGCACTTACGGCCTGGGTAGTCTCCGTAGAAACGCCGCCCATTTCAGCCTGGAGCCGGTTGATTTCTGCGGTTGTATTGTTGATCTGGGTACCCAAATCATTGACAACCTTGTTTTGACGGTTATAGGCATTGTTGGCCTTTGTTACCGCCATGACCATCTCATCCTGGCTGGAATACTGTGCATTTGCGGCATCTTCCGCTGCCTGAGCCAGCTCTTTTAATTTCGCAGACTGCCGGTCATACTGGCCATTCAATACAGACAGCTTTTGTTTCTGTGCCTCCAGAGACCGGCCCAAAATATCAGACTGCTTTGCAGCCCGACTTTCAGCGCTGTCCAGCCCAGACATAGAGGTGACGGCGGACTTCATTTCGCTGCTCAGATTCTTGATCTGGGAATTTATCGCTTTGAGTGCAGACGAAAATTCTTTTTCTCCATCAACGCCTACTCGAATAGATACATCCGTTGCCATGCAGTCACCTCCTATTTGAAACTTAACAGGCGCATAAACTCGTTTTCGTTGTCCTCAATCGTCAACTTTCGTTTTGCGCCCTCGTTCTTTATCTGCTGAATAGCGATGAAATCAAGCAATTCCCCGAAAGGAAGGACAAGCGTCTCACGTCTAGAAAGACCGATTTTCATTCCATACCACAAAAGCCAGGCAGAGGTCAGCTTTCCTCCTGCCTGGCCTCTACGTTTTTTTCGGGCTCGACCTCCACAGTGGTCTTGCTCCCCTCTGCAACAACAGAGGAAAGGTCAGCAAAAATTTGCTTGAAGTCATCAATCCCGATGCAGGAAAGCACTTCCTTTTCAGTAACTCGGGGAGGAACCTCCATGCCGTTATATTCAGCGTAGTCGCTACCAGCGTTCATAACCTGAGTTAAGAACCACATAGCATCCGCGGTCTTTCCGCTTAATACCTGCTGGAGCCCCTTGTCTGCATCGCCATACTTCTCCTCCAGGGCCACAACGACCCCGGAGGAAAAGCAAGCAAGATGCGTGTTCCCTCTAAAATTCACGTTAATTGTGCGCATCACGCACCCTCCTTCGCCGTCACCGTCGTCTTGCCGGCCTTTACCGCCTTGTTCGCAGCGTCAGCCTCCACCACGCCGATCTCCTGACCGGTGGTCGCCTGGATAGCGGACATCCCGTTCCAAGCGGTCCAGCTAGACACATCCTCTCCGTATGCGGCCGGGAGAGTGACTTCCGCACTCACCTGATAGACATAGTGGTTTCCGTATGTAATGGGAGGCGTCACGGTGATTTCGGTTTCCCCCGTCTCAGACCCTGCGGCGCTGGAAACCGTCAGTGTGCCCAGGGTCGGATTAGGGTTTGTGATGTTCAGCGCATCCTTGATGGCTGCCTCCGCGTCGGCCTCGGTGTCCATGGGGGTGGACTGCATCTGCCAGCCGTGTTTGACGCTGTCATCCCGCATAACGGTTGCGGTCAGCTCCTTGGCCTGCCACTCGATGGTCTCGCCCTGAGTGACGGCAGAGATGCCGGGATTGGCGAACTGGATCTTATTGAATACCACCGCAATCCACTTTGTCTGGCCGCTTTGTTTTGCCTTGATGATGCCGCCAAACCCGACATAAGGGATTGCCTGGTCATCGTCGTAAACGATCCACTGAGGGCTGGCAGTGGTTACGCCATCCACGTCCATGGCCTCCTGCTTGAGGCCGAGAATGGCCAGCATAGGAGTGGGAAGCAGATCATCCGTGGACAGGGTGATAGTGCCGCCGGAAAACTGGTTGTCCGTTTCTGCCACGGCGTTGTCGGCGTAGAAGTTATTGCTGTCCCCCTCTTCCAGTTCGAGGGTCAGCTCGGTTGCCTTGCCGATCAGGCCGCCGTTGGAGTAGGTAACGGTGTTGCCATCGTTGCTGTAGATGGCGTAATAGGGTTTTGATAAACCGATGGTTGCCATATGCGATCATCCTTTCGAAAGTTTTTTGAGTTCTTCTTCCGCTACCTGGACCATCCGTTCTCTGGCTTGTCCTCTAGTAGCCCGAAGCGCGTTTGCAAAGAATGGAATTTTTCTCGAAAACGAGGTGCCAGACTGCGTGGCTCTCGCAATCATGATATTTGCCTTGCCGTTTGCGTTGTAATCAGGTTGCTGGAAGCCGATCAAAGTATTGATAAAACCGTTATCGTCCTGCATATCCGCAATACCGAACGAATCCTGTAGCCCAGCTTTCTCCACAGCCGTAATTCCATTTTTGGGGTGGCTTTCTGTGCCCCAGCTTTCATCGACGGGAATAGCGCTAATGTTGGCGGACACCTGGTTAGCAATGATGGCACTCCCCTCATACACGGCCTTTTTGACTACGTCATCTGCGTTCTCACCTAGAGATCGAATGATTTGGAGGTACTCATCGATTGCATTAGTCGTTACCTTAGCCTTCGGCATCGTCTGTCACCTCCCAATACCATTCGTAATGGGTGAATCCCGTTTCCTCTTCGTACTGCACGGAGTTTAGGTACCAGGCGATCCCGGCGGCGTCAAACGCTTCCTCTATCTGTTCCTTCCACGGGTCAAACTCCTGTTTGGTGTACAGATCTGTGTATCCGGTAACAGCATTTTCCGCGTGAAGGTTACCCGCTTCCAGATCGTTGGCTCCGGTTTCACCCCAAACGAAATACCGATCAGAGTGCAGCTTTTCGTTGTGGCTAACTGCATCCGTCACGGCAGTGTGTGCAGCAATAATAATTTCGTACCATTTAGCCACCCGTATCAACTCCCTGTTTTACCGCTGCAAGTGTGAGATCCAAGGACGCTGGGAAAACGTCCGACACCGACTGCACAAGGTCGATCCGATATTTACGCCCGTCTTCCGTCTCCGCCAAATCCTGGTTGTTGATGGGGACAGACTTCTGCACGCGGATCACCCGCTGCACGTCAATCTGATTTTGCCTTGCACTGTAATACCGCTGGATCCCAAGACGTTGTTCTTCATATCTAAGTACAACTTTCAACGTCTTTTCAGGTTTTGGCTGGTACCCAGGCTGTGCAACGTCTTCCACCGTATAGATAGACACAACACCATCGTTGTAACTTTGGGTGATTGCGTTATTGGCCCTGTACGGCGCTTTCCACGGCATAGATACTCACCGCCTTGTCGTTCTGCATTCCCAAAATCAACGCCTGGAAATTGTTTTCAAAAACGTCCAGCGCGCTGTCTCTGGCGTATCTCACATACTCCATTAGGAGAGTCCTGGGCATACCGTCCGCCGTGTAGTCAGCCTCTTCCCCGTACTTTCCGTTCAGGTACACCACCCCGGCGGCGATGAGGCCGGATATTTTGGTATCCGTTGCCTCATCGTCCCAGGTGATGTTGAGGTAATTCTTCACATCGGACAGCAGGCCGTCAGGTAAGCTATCACGATTTGCCGCCATGGCGTTAAGACTTCGTCACGGTTACCACGTAAGACTGATTGGCGGTGCCGTTTTCGGCAGTCACCTTGACAGTCAGCGTGTTGGCGCCAGTCTTCCAAGTCACGGCCCGTCCGTTGATGACGGGAGTAGCGGCTTCATCGCCGGGACCCTTGTTGGTGATCTCGATGGTAGCGTTCGCGTCGGCGGGGATGGCCGTCACGGTGTTGGAGGCGTTCTTGGTGGTGGCATTGTACCCGTTCAGCTTAGTCGCGGAGAATGCGGGGGACAGGGTCAGGCCGCCGATCCGCAGGTCTGCCAGATCATCCACATCGGAAGCAGTGGGGGCTGCGACCTGCTGCACCTTCCACACGGCGGGCTGGATGGCGGAGATGTCCAGGACGAAGAAAGCGTTGTTATCCATGGGGAAGCCATTGGCATAGCCCTTAATGAGGTAAACGCGCTCATCCTCCAGGAAGTGATAGTGATCGGAATACTCAATCTGGCCGTCACGGGCAGAGCCAATAGCGGCGAAGTACTTGTATCCCAGACCAACGATCGCCTGTCCCTGCTCAACAGCGGGAGACTGGATCACGCTCATGGGATAGGGCATCACATCGTTGCGATAAGCGCCATCGGGGCCCATCAGGGTGGTGGCCGGCATGATCCGCTGGAAATAATCCACGGGGTTAACCACCAGGATCACATCGCGCACCACACGGGCCTTGCCGTTGGGGTCTACGGCCATCAGAGCCAGCAGATTACCCACAGTGGTGGGAGACAGGTCAGTCACCGAGATGGGAGACTTAGCAGGATAAGCACCGCCAGTAACGGTCACATTGTCGCCAACCTGGCGATTCATACCGATGGGCTTGCCGTTGCCGTCACCAGCCACAATGCCAGCTTCCATGCCGTTGGCATAGGCTTCATAGAGCACCTGGCGGACAAAGTCATCCAGCCACTCGGGGCCCAGGTCCAGCATGGCCTTGCACACCGGCATAAACGCGGACAGCTTCAGCAGGCTGGTATCGACTTCCTTAAACCCAGAGGTCAGTTCCTGGACAATTTCGTCGCACAGCTGGCCCCAAGCGGCTTCCTGATAGCCGTTGGTGTTCATCATCATGCGGATTGCGCCGCGAGTATTTACAAACTGGATCCGGCTCAGCAGGGGGTGGGAAGTCTGCAGTTCGTCAAAGACGGCGTCAATGACGGTTTCAGGCATAACCACATCCAGATTGTTCAGCGCCTGTCTGGGGTCCTTCTCCTTCATGGCGCTGATTACCTTCTGGTAATAGTCCTTTTCCTGGTTGGTCAGCTGCCGAACGCCACGGGATGCCAGGATGCTGGTGTCGTTCTCACGCTTCATCTGGTCGATCCGGCTGTCCGCTCTCTGCTGGATATCGTCCTGGATGCATTCCAGCATTTCGTCAAATGCCTCATAAAAATTGTCAGTATTGCCGTCCTTGATGGACTGCTGGATTTTGGCCCGGATTTCGTCCCGGGTCAGTACATCGGCGTTTCTCATCGCTCGATTCCTCCCTTGAATAATTCAAAAATTGGATTGGTTTCTTTTTTCTCTTCCGGTTCCTCCGGAGACGGAACGGGTTCCGGCGGTTCTTCCGCCTCCCGGTGTTCCTTTGTGTCCTGCGTCTGTACCATCTGGCGCAGCTTTGCCGCGATGGCGGTTTGCATTTTAAGCCGCTGCTCCATATCTTTCAGCACGGAAGCAGCCTGGCTCATGTCTGCGGGTTCTTCCGCGTATCTATCGGCAAGGCCGTACTGGATGCATTCTTCCGCCGTCAGCCAGGTTTCTGCATCCGCCATTTGCGAAAGAGCCTCCGGCGTGAGCTTGTCCCCCGCTTTTTGGAGATAAGCCTCTCTTCCGGCCAGATTCATTTTTTCGAGATCATCTGCAGCCTTTCGGAGTTCCTCTGCATTGCCTTCGACACGCATCCACATGTTATGGATCATCATCAAGGCGTTACGCGGCATGACGATCTCATCCCCCGCCATAGCAATCACGCTGGCAATAGAGCAGGCGAAGCCATCAATGTACACCGTCTTATGAGCCGGATGTCTGCGCAGCTGATTGTAGATAGCGGTACCCTCAAATACGCTTCCGCCCCAACTGTTGATATATAGATTGATTTGCGTTGCGTTTGGATACTCCGCCAGCTTCTCTCGCAAGGTATTTGCGCTGGTCTCGCTTTCGATCACTTCATCGTCCCAAAAGTTGTACCAATCGCCCTCTACATCTCCGTAGATATACAGGTCTAACACGCCGGGCGCATCCGCCTGCTGCTTGATTTCCCACATGGGTTTCCTGGTTTTCATGTTGCCTCTCACTCCTCTCCCGTGTTAAGGTTTCGGGTCGCCTCACCCATGGTCGATATATTCAGGGTCATAAAGTGTTGGTTGCCCCAATCTTCCGGGATCGGCGGTTGATTCGCCGCCCGCAACACGTCATTGATGGTAAATGCGCCGGAGCCTACCAACTTCTCCACGTTGGCGGCATTTTCGAAAATGTCGAAATGGATGATGCTGGATGTATCGACGCGGACGTAATCGCCTCGCACCCATCCATCATATCCGTAGCGCTTCCTGTTGATTTCCTCCTGGAGCTGATCTGCCAGCGGGTCAATACAATTGGTCAAAAATCGAGTGTTGGCATCTTCCGTTCCCTGCACAGTGCCATTTACCAGCACCGCAGGAATCAAAAACCCTCGGGCAGTAAAATCGAAAATATCCTCGATCATGGCTCGGATGTCTCTGGTATCTCTGGTAGAGCCGCCGGAGGAACTTCCAACGTTTTCATATTGGTACCCGTCAAACTCCGGAAGGATTGCACCATCGCTCCCCAAAAACGGTTTGAGCTGTTCGGAGATCATCGCCTGGAATTTTTCGGCCCATCCCGTTTCACCGGAAGCGATTTGGTTCACATGGACTTTCCAGTGCTGTCCGTTCCCCCAGGTGTAGGCCTTCATAGCCGCATTTACCATCCGCCACCAGGATTGATACAAACCGTTGATTACAGGCCGCATGTTTACCTGATTCAGCTTCAGATGCAGAACAGAATTCTCATAGAACGGGAACTGGAATTGGTAATCTCCAACGGTCACGCCATCGTACTCATTTTGCCTAGACGGCCATTCCTCTGGCGGGACCCAAGAATCTGCTACAACAAGCGCCGGAAGGTCGCCCCTTGAGAGCGTCTCCACAATCAGTGCCTCATTGTTTTGGTAGAGGCTTGCAACCAGCTTGTGCATGAACACGCTGGCGTTCTGATTCACATTCGGAGAAACATTCCAGAGGTAATACTCGCGGCCTTTTACCTCTTCGTTCCCCTGGAACGTCCTGACTTCACACCGCCCGAGCGCATTGGCAACCATGTTCACGCACACCCAGAAGCTAAGCTCCCGCACCTGGTATTCTTGCGCCGCCTCGAAAAGTTCTTTGCAGGAAACATCTACAGGAACCGTCTGCTTTTTCTCCGTCAGCCATCGAAAAAAGTTAATCCCCGTATTCCTCACCTCCAAACAGAAAAAAAGCCAACCGCCGATCACTCGGTAGTTGGCTCAGTGGCTCTCGAACTTGGAAACTGATTTTATTTTTCCCAGCGGATTTCCCCGCTCCAATTGCAACGGGTCCCATCCTTTCGTTTCTGCTTGCAAACGGTATATACCCCACGGGCGTCCGGCTTTACCGGGTGGATCTTCTTCCCGCACCTAGGGCAACAAAACCAGGTTTGTCCATTGAATTCTTTCAGCACACGCAAACCTCACAATCGAATGGCTCCAACAGGCGGCATTTCCACCGGCATCCCGTCCCCCAACGCTGGCTCAACAACCATGCTGGCCACTAACGCCATAAATGGGTCTGTCTTTCGGCTTCTTGCTTCAATTTTTGCGTAAATAAAATTTCCTGTATCCACACCAAGCTTACGGCTGCTTGCCACCCGCTTGGTGTTATTCACCGCCCACCGAAGGCACGGATTGTCCCCCCAGTGGAACAGGACACGGTCGAAGCATTCTTGGATGACTGGATCCACCTGCATGATGTCCGACGGACGAATCATCTTGACCCGGGTCTTGTCCGCTGCGTCGAAGCCGATCTTCCGCAGGCTCTCAGAAACCAACGTCCACCGGTAGTGGTCCATGGCAAGCATCTTAATGTTGTACTTCTCCGCCGCCTTGGCGATGTATTGCGCCAGCAAATCCGGATGGATGGACACATCATCCACCACTGTCACCAGCCCGTGTTCAGCCCACTCTTTCCACGGAGCCTTCACACGGCTCAACATCCTGGACTGTAAACACATCCAGGCGTGGTTGATGTCGTATCGCTCTGCCCCTCTCCGGAAATGCAGATTCACTGCCGCCCAGTCGGACAGCTCGGCGTAGTCTATCCCGACGGTGCAGGACCATCCCTGGAGATCTGGGACCGTTTGGTTTGTGGCCTTGACCTTCTCATAATCGGTCACCGCGATCTCTTTGAAGCCGGCACGGATTCCCATGCGCTTGGTAATGAAATCTCCGTTCTGTTCCGGGTGGTCTTTCCAATCCCGGTACTCGTCAGCGATCTCTTGTTGGAGGTGCGGCATGTAGTACAACGACGGATTTGCCATGAACCAGTTTTCTGGATCGTGAACTTGGTCCTTAGACTCCAGGCAGCAGATGAAGGGAAGAAACCCGTTGTCCTCCTCCCCCTCAAACAGGATCCTTCGTCCTCTGGCCAGATAATCGTCCAGCGGTCCATCCGAAACTTCCCCGTTGGAGGTGAAGATTCCGACGCGCGGCTGGGCCACCTTCCCTTGGCCGGTGATAAACACCTTGATGTTGTCGTAGTTCTCGAAGGCGTGGACCTCATTGAACACTACCTTACCGGAGCGCATACCGTCCCGGCCTTTCGGATTATTGGTCCGCCCCTTCATAACCCCTTTGTTCTTTCGGCCTTGGATCAGTTCCTTGGTATGGTAGTAGTGCTTTCGCAGCTTGCTTTCCCACTTCGGCGTCTCCAAAACCTCTGCCAGATCCTTGACCGGCGTGACGGCCTGTTCCTCATTGTTGGCGCAGATGTCAACATTGTAGTGAGCGACCGGATTGTACGGAGAGATGGAACACGCAGAATCGAACGCAATAAATCCATCCTTCCCAGCACCACGGCCTACCATGCAGAGAACCGTTTTCCACCGTGGCGTCCCGTCCGCTTTGTAGGTACAATCCCAAAGCGTAAGCAAGAATTCCTCCCAGGGGAAGAGCCGATCATAGGGGAAATACTTTACCAACCCGAGGTAACGCCCAAGCTGCTCAAGATCCACATGGATGTCCTCTTGGGAAAACACGCGCCGAACATAAGCCGCCAACGCATGTTGTTCCCGGCAGGCCCGCGGACGATCCTGCTCCACACTCTCTAAATACCCAAGAACCTCTTTTGGGATCTCACAGGGCATCGTCATCACCACCGGATGGTTTTGCGTTAAGCGCCTGATCCTGGAACCCAAGGGCACGCCAGATGTTTAACATCTGAGAAGAGATTCTGGCGATCTTCTCCACGCTCTTGTTGTCTGTGGTTCCCTTCTGATTGGCGCCGTTTTGGTACTCCACATACACCCCGCGCTCCGCGATATCTTCGGCCAGCATTTTCTCCAGGCACCACAGACTCATGTACTCGTTGACCTTATCCACATAAGGCCGGCTCACCAGCCCACGTGCTTGAAGATCCTCCAACAGATCTTCGCGAAGCTGCTTGTAATCCGCGGTCTTTTCGTAAACCGCGCACAGACCAGATGCTTTTTTCGGCATGTTATCACCTCACCTATACGCATAGTATAGTATATACAGAAAGGACTGCACCCCAAACGACCGGCCGTTTTCGACCTCACCTCGTTTTTTCGAGGGGGGGGAGTAAAAAATTTTTCAGTCCCACCGCTCTTCCGTCAGCCACGCTTTTCGCGAAGGAAATCTTTTCTGCGATTCAGGATGCAAATCCTCGTGACATTTTTTGCAAACGCATTCGAGGTTCCTTCTTCCGTTCTCATCGAACACACTCAACGCAAGGTCAGGCCTGTCCTTGAGATGGTTTATGTGGTGGACGATATACCCTTTAGTATATCTACCTTTCTTCCTGCACTCTTGACATTCAAAACGATCGAGCCTCAACACCTCGGCCTTAAGCTTCCTCCACTCCGGCCAGGAGTAGAAGGCATCCACGTTGTCCTCGGCTATCAGTCCTGGTACCTCTGCAATGCTGTGCATCTCGGTGTCTCCTTATGTGGGACTACATATATTATTGAATCCCCATCTTAGTTCTTGTTGCAAAACACATCTTCGTCCGGCATTACAAACCTGTAGTTAAAAGCAGGACTTCCTGCTCTTGTTGCCATATTGTCAATTTCTTGGTACGGAACCGATATTCCATTGCCTGTTACCAGGTGAGTATCTGCCGGTCTCCCTTCGAACGAAGTACGCAATAAACATATCCTGCCCGGCGCAACTTGCACCGCATCCCCCTCCGAGATATGTACACCATTTAGGGACGAACTTCCATTAGTTAAGTCAGAGACAAAGTGGAAGCTCGCCCCCCCCACTCAACACCACATTCGGATTGTTTATCATAGTTTTATCTCCTTTTTGGTTAAACTGGCTCAGTATTTTGCTCTATCGTTCCGTCTCCATGTGCAATGAATACTCCGTTTCCTATGCTTTCTATATTTCCTGTTGATAGGTAAACATTTCCAAATGATGATTTATAATAAAACAAAGAATTTTTTAACACTTGAATCGGAAAATCTTGTGGAAGAGCCGTTACTGTGTTTAAATCTTTGTTTACAAAGTATACTGTTCCTTTATTTGATGATGTTCCAGGTCCTATATAACTATAACTAATCTTGACTGTTTCTGCCCCCCCCAGTTTTGGGGACGATTGGATTGTTTATCATAGTAATTCCTCCATCCTGATATCTGGTGGTTCCCCCTGGCCTCGAACCAGGATATGCCCGGTTATGAGCCGGGATCTCTTCCACTTGAGATAGGGAACCTTATTGGCGGATTCTGTCTCTACAGGCCCCGCCATGCCCAGCCGTTTTCTCACGCGTCGGCACGCTGCCCCCGTCTGGACTCGAACCAGAATCCTGCAAAAAGCGCTTTTACCGTCAAAGCTACAGGGGCAAATGGGGAGAACCCGTATGGCAACCGGGTCCACCCGCTCTCCGTCTTTCCGGAGCGTCATGCAAGAAAAATCCGCCATAAATTCTCCACGCACTGCCGAACGTCAGGCGCGACCTGACACCCTCGGATAGTGAGGGCCTTCCTGGGATTCGGCATGTATGGCCCTAAATCCTCGGGCCATGCTGCGGGTTTGTGACCGGCTTTGCCCGCGGGCCGGGTAGCTCGAAAGAGCATACAAGACAATGTGTTACCAAACCATGTGAAAGGAAGTAGCGAAGGAGAGAGTTCACTTCCTTTCTGTTTGATATTCCCCTCTCGGGGTTGGCCGTCCAGCCCGGAATTGAACCAGGCTACGCACCTGCTGGACGATGTGGGCGGCGGCATGGTTGTGGAAATCAGAAAAGAGGTACATAATGCAACCAAGAAAGAAGGAGCGATTCTGCCGCCGCCCGTAAAGGAGGACCCGATACTACCGCTTCGGAGTCGAGCGGGGAAAGACGGTACAGACGCAATTTACATATAAGAGAAAAATGAATAAATTCATTTTTCTCTATATGTAAATTGCTATTCTGTAATTAAATTGTACTACTTGTCAAGAGCAAAAGTCAACCGTTTTTGATAAAATGGACACTTGTAAGGTACCCACTACTCGTCAAATTCGAACAAAATTCCTTGTATAATTCTACCATTTATTATCCGTTTCCTGAGGCCTGATAATGTCAGGTGGTTTTGTTCTGCTGCCTGTTTGATCGACGAATAGTACACTATATCTCCGCCTTCGGAGGTTCGCTTTACCGGCCTTCTTCCTCCATGATTTTGCCTGACTACTTTTGACTTCTTTGCGTATTCCAAGTTTGACAACCGAACATTCCGCCAATCCCCGTCTTTGTGGTGCACTACATATCCATCTAGCTTGCCGCGCATCCAAACGTCCCTCATCAAGGATCTAACTGTAACCTTTTTCCTTGACTCTCTCCTGCCTAATCCGATAGTTAAACTTCCCGCTTTATGACTTTCTGATGGCGTTAACATTCTCGGCTTTTTGGCGGGAATTGTCCCGATTGGCATCCAACTGCGGACGCGACCCTCTGTTGATATTTCGTACAATCCGTCAAACTCTGGGATTTTTCTCCATCTTTCCGCTGGCACGTTCCTTCATCTCCGTTTCTATGTATGTTATCCCGGCGGCGTATGCTGCCCAAATATCGGAATAGAACTGATAAAACCAGTCCGGATCTTTTTTGGACCCCTTTCCATTCTTCTGGTCTTTTATTGCAAACCTATCAATTAAGGCTCTTCTTATATTGGCATCCTTCGCCCTAGAATCATGACAGATATGTAGTTTTTCGTCTTGACGATAGATATATCCCACAGGAGACGTAGACGCTTGAGAAAACCGTCCAACCCATTCACACGTCTCAAATACATGCTTACCGACCGCCATACCATAGGATGCAACCCGCTCTATGACAAGAAAGTCGTACGCTTCTAACTGAACCATAAGAAGCACAATATGGTTCGCTTCTTTTCCAAATCGAATAGGCCGGAGGGTCTCTTGATCAATAAAGCAATATCCTGTATAAGTATCGCCAGGGTCAAGCGCTAATACCTTCACTCAATCCCCTCCATTCGTACATTCCATCCGTCCCGGGAATCAGGCGCCATTGTTCAGGTTCATTTGTGTTTTTCATGGACATTCCTCATTTTCCCCAGATGAATATCTTCTGCATTGATCTTTCTGCAAATAATTTTGTAGTTGTCGTCAGTTACCGAATTAGGGCGTATCACCACGCACCGTCCCTCTCGATCAGCCTGGACCAGTTCGCGCAGCCGATCCAGGTCGTACTCGTCGCCCAGGATGTCCTCGATGGCGGCGAGACGATCAAACGCTTTTGCGATAGGGCAGTCTTTGCATCCATTCTCCCCTTGTTGTTGACACACTTCTCGACATTCCAGGTTGTCAGCCCCATTTATCTGCCAACAATGGTTCCCTCCAATGCAAAAATCATAGGTCAGCCGCTTCATGTCAGTCCTCCTTTATACCTCGCCACTCCCAGTCTCCGCACCCGGCGCAGTCTGGAAACCCTGTCCTTGCGCTGGTAAAAGTACAGTCCTTGCCGTACTTACAGGAAGTCCACTTAGAGACCCAAATGTCTTTTATTGCCGCATCACGCTCCCGCTTCACCTGCTCCAGCTCAGCCCGCAGCTTCTCGTTTTCGACTTGGAGCATGGAGAGGGCGGTGGCGGCTTGCTCGATAAAATACGGCTCCGGGTCTTGCCATACCAAATCACCAGCCCTTGAATAAGGCCACGGCGCACCAACCAATTCGCCATACGGGATTTTCTCTCCATATTGCTTGAGCAGCCCACGCAAATCTTCAATCAGCTTCTCAATGTCCATCATGCGTTCTCCTCTCCCTCCGGCTAAAACAGCCGGTAATTCAACATCTCACTGTCAAGCATGTCCCAGCGGAACACGCGGTCATCGGGGTATATCAGTCCCTCGTCCTCGAGTGCAAAACGCCGCTCAAAGTCGTGAACAGTATGCCCGTCTGCGTGGAACGTCACGGGGCTATCCCTATCCCACTTCAGCATGAGCGCCCAGTATTCCGGGTAGTTCTTGCGCAGGAGACGGAGCTGTCCCACGCCCTGGTTGTGGCAGAACCAACAGCCGCCGCGCGTCGCTGTCGTGTAGATGGGGGAGAGCAGGTCGTTGTCATCACACCATCGGCGGCAATCGGCTTCTGTCCATCCTGCCTCTGCCAATGGGCTTTTCTTGGTTTCAGACAAATTGTGAAAGCGGCCCGGTTCATCGGCGGCGATGCCGATATATACGATGTTACCGCCTTTCTTAATTGCCTTAAGTGGCGGCATTTTCACGTCACTATTGCACCATGCTCCCGTCACACTAAATGGCCACCCATAAATTAGCCCCGGTCTTTTCTTTGCCTTTTCTGTTCGAACAGTGTAAAAACGTTCTTCGTATGTCCTTTTCGCTCTGATGTGCTCCACCTCAATGCCCCACTGCTCCTTGATGATCTTGTCGGCATGGGCCTTAAACTCCACCATTGGCGGCAAATCAGCGGGTATTGTATCGGTGGCCCAAACCTCCGCATGGACAATGCGGTCGAGCGGCCAGCCAAGCTGCTCGATAGCGCCCAGGCAGGCCATGGAGTCCTTGTCAGCTAACCATAGCTGAGAGATAAGATGTGCTCAGCCACGGTCTGCATCACCTTCCTCTCCCTCCGGCGGGCGGCGGTCAGGCGGTTCTGGAAGGTAGCTTACACATTTCCATGTCCGTCCCTTAACCGCATCCATAATGGTCCTTTTGCATACTCCATACTCTTTTGCAAGGTCGATATATTTTGTATGGTACAAAAACCTCTTTTGACGCGCCTCTTTTACTTTCTTCTTGGATAGTTTTGCATTGACGTGTTCTTCTCCAATTGGTACAATATTTCTTCCCTTGGCCTCTCGGTCTGCTATGTTGTCCTTTCTCGTTCCGACGAAAAGGTGCTCCGGGTTTATGCAGCATGGATTATCACATTTGTGGCACACATCCATGCCATCAGGGATTCCCCCATAATTCAGCATATAGGAAACCCGGTGCGCAGACTCAGATCTTCGTGTCCCATCAGTTCTGCTCCCGATAATCATTCTCCCGTACCCATTTCGTAAAGTTCCTTGCCATTCCCAGCAACCAGTGTATTCGTTGACCTTTATTTTTGAATATAGTCGTTCTTCCAACGGCATTGTCGGCTTTCCCTGTTTTCTTGCCTTGTAATCAGGAGAAATACTTTGCATTTTATTCATCCTCCTTTGGGCTTTTTGGAAGTGGCATCCAGTGGGTGACTTCTCTGCAAATCCTATCCCATTCGAGTCCGTTGTATCTGTACCAACTTCTCGACAGGGAAGCGTACCATGCCTCACCAACATATGATCCGTTGGTTGCGATAACATTTTGTCCAGATGCTGGGAGCCGGTCCTCCACGCTCACCCACTCGTTCGGCGGGGTGAGGGTGGGCAATGTCTGCGCCCACTCTAAGATGGATTCCACACCGTTTAGGAAACGAGGATCAGCGTTTTTCTCGTCACAATGCTCGCTTCCACGTCTGAGCGGATATTTCATAAGTTGGTCTAGGTCAATCGGTCTCGCCATCTTTCTGCACCTCCAATCCATTCCCTCCAAACGGCCTATATTCAATTGGCTCTGGTTTCCTTTCCCAATGCCACCCACAGAATGGACAATCTTTGCAAGAAATCGGCGGCTCTGTGCAAATTACAGTATTCATTAGTACAGCGCCACATTTAGGGCATGTTTCAATAATCATCTTTCAGCGCCCCCCCTCTTACCGCTTGTATGTATAGCATCTGCCGTTAAGCCCCACGAGGGTAACGGTTGTTGGCATTCCGCTTTCGTCCATTGACCACCAGGATTGTGTGATTGGTAGGTATCTGGATTTTCTGATCAGAATATCTGTAACGTGCCCACGTTCGCATTTCTCACAAAGTTTTTTGTCGCTGAACTGGGTTCCGCAAATGTCACACTGGTACAGGTCAATCTTTTTCATTCAGCGCCTCCAATCTCTCCATCACCATCTCCAAGGCCTCGTCCGTCATGGGAGCGCCGCAGGAAGGACAGAATGGAGGCCTCATCTTCTCGTTTGCGTACTCAATTCGGTACACTTTTTTCTTGCACCGCTTGCAGTAAACTCCCTCATTCGAGCATTCGTCAAAGGCCATCCATTCACCCCTCCACACCTTCTCGATCCGCTCCCGGCTGATAGGGCGAAGGGCGACGATGTTCTGAACTAACTCCATGATCTGAGGGCGCAATTTCTCTCGAATTTCTTTTTGCACATCTTGGTCTGCAAATTCGTGTGTCCAAATCGGACGGCCAAGAGTATCCTCACAAAATTTGTGGACATCTGAAAAATCTGGCACAAGTAAAAAACCTGTGTATGCTGATAGCAAAATCGCTTCTTCCCGCGTCATCATGGCTGGGCCTCCATTTCCTTCCGCAAACTGTCCTTGATGTAGTAGTCCAGGCCAAGCCGCTGGCACAGCGCCTCCGCCTCCCGACCAAACCTTGTCCAATCGATATTTGACGGGTAGTAGTTCAACTTCCCGATCTTCACCTTATCAATGAGGTCGTGGCAATTTTCGATGCAGTCCAGTACCGCATCAGCATATAGGACAGGTTCGAAGGAGCACCAGGTCTTAATTCCCCTGCATTTCGCGGCGTACAGGTCGGTCAGCCGGTCACTCGGCGCGTATGGTCCTGCGGCGGAACCGTCAATGGTCACCCCGTACCAGTCCTCCCCGTCCAGCAGGTCGAAGTCCCGGCTTCCATCCCCTTTTGTGAGAATCTGGACGTAGTTCCCGTGTTCCTTCAATACTTGGATGATCTCTCGTGTCGGCGTGGTGTCGTAGCCGGTCGGATATGGGTCACAGGTAAAACACAGGTGGATGGTTTTCCCTGTGATATGATCTTTCTCAAGTTGCGACCTCGTTGCCTCCACAATCTTCTCGCGGGGCCGGACATCCGTATGGAACTTCTTTCTGTCACGGTGAAGGACACTTGGCGCAAAGCAGTAATAACAGCGGTGAGGACACCCGGTATAGATGTTCAGGGCGTAGTCCCCGTATTCCTTCGCCTTCCCCTTTGGCTCGTAAATTGGCTTCATTCCATCCCCTCCAATCTCTCCATCACCATCTGCACGGCCTCGTCCGTCATTGGACTACCGCAGTAGGCGCAAAACTTATCAGCGCCCCACCATCCTGATATGGGGAAACCACATTTAGAGCATTTTTTTATGAAATCAGAGTGTTTCCTTTCCTGGATAATCCACTGACCCCTCCACGCCTTTTCCACCTGCTCCCGGCTGACGGGGCGTAGGGCGGCAATGGCCATTTTAGCGGCCTCAACCTCTGTTGGCCTATATGTCCAGTACTCAACGATGTTTTTCAGTGACTTAATCGCTTCTTCCCGCGTCATTGATGGGCCTCCTTTTGTGTCGAAAGAATCCGGTCCATAATCACGTCGTAGATGACTTCCCCGATTTCGTCTTTTTCCAACTCGTGGAACGGGTATTCTCTGATGTGCTTTTCTACGCACTCCTTGATGAGCGGGCGGGCATTTTTGCATTCTTCATCCAGAATAGCAACTGCCGGACTTTCTGTCCGATCCCATGCGTCCTTCCTACGAAACACTATGTATTTGAGCGTGTCGTCCTCAATAGCGTCCCGAATCTTCTTTCTTAAAAGTTCTGCAAAATCTCCGTCCCATTGTTCTGCAATGAGTGTAAACACGAACTCAGAGGATAAGTTTGCAATGACACGCTCAACATCAGATTCCTTCTGAAACTGCCGCCGAAATGCCATTCCAAGCTCGTCTCCCGCGATTTCCTTTATCATTTCCGGCGTAAAATACTCGTCAATATCAATCTCGATTTTCATTCTATCCCCTCCAGCATCTCCATCTCCTCAGCGCTATCCGGCCAAGGGAATCCGAAATCACTCCTCTTGATTTTGCATCTCGGTTCTCCGTCCTTCCAAAACACAATGCCCTCCATGTTGTGAGTACGAAGATATTCCCGAATACCATCAAATGACCGTTCAACATCAATTACCATCCGACCATGCCGGTCTAAAACGTCTTTATCCAAGTAGTACGGATTCCCCTGGAAGTGCGGCCCGATGGCTTCATAGGTTCCGTCAACCAGCAAATCTGCGGTGTTGTGGTATGCTTCCAGATACCACTTATCTGCTGGGTTTTCCTCCCTGCATTCTACCCAGTGTGGCCAATGCCCGGTAACCGGGTCAGGGGAAGGCTGGCAAGGGATAGCACCCTCCGGTGGCTTCTTTCCCTTCTTAGCATCATAGCGGCGAAACAAAGTCCCACCAAATACAGCGCAGCAAGAGCCGTCAATCTTCACTGTTGCATAGCCGTCACCGTTCAAAACCCAATCCATTCCAGGAGTGACAATCGGCTTAATACCAACAACTTTGTGATTTGCGTATTCACGCTCGAACAGAGTCGGAATCTTTTTCATGTGTTTTCCTCCAATTTCTTCAATTCGCTTTCGCTCAGAATCGGTGCGCGGGTGGTCCAGGCTAGGCGGGCTTGCGCCTGTGCCTCCTCAATATACAGCATTTGATGCCTCCCCGTATTCGCACCCATCATCTTTCCTTGTCACATCATCCAACCTAGGAGACGCGCAGCAATCACACCGATGGATCTCCACCCCCGTCTCCGGGTCAATGTCCGGCTCCCAGTGTGCGCAGTATTTACAGGTCATTTTTGTCTTCCTCCAACTCATCCAGTTTTCCGGACAGCACCAGGGCAACTGCCTCGCAGAGAATGCCCATTTTGATACGAGGCAGCTCGTCCCAGTCGATGTCCTTACCGCGTTTTCTTTGCCCCGCTGTTTTCTGGGTCGTGGCTTTAACCCATTGGTAGACAAACTCTTTCAGCAGTGGGATATTGGCGCTTGTCCCTCCCTGTTGGAGTGCAGCCCACATCGAAAAATCTTCTATAGGGGTTGGGTCAAATCTACCTGTTTTGGGGTCATATAGATCCATCTTCTTCCTCCAGTTCTGCAACAAGTGCTCTTAGGTTCCCCCTTGCGGTCTCCAGATTGCGGATCACGCCGATCAGGTACGCAATATACTCATCGTCGTTTGAAAACGACTCCCTCGGAGACAAACTCTGTTCAACCACTGACTGTGCCCTCAACGCCTCCGCCGCCATCCGGTACATCTCCCGGGCGGCAGGGCCGGGTGGATGCATGGTCTCAAACCATGCCGCAGCCTGTTCTTTGGTGATGCTCATGGGTTGGCCTCCCGAATTTTATCTTTAATCCACTCGATGTACATAAGTCCATCTACCAGTTCCTCCTCCAGATAGGTCAGGCGGGTCTGGATAGCAGCAGGATTGGCCTCCAGCGGCATCCCGTACTTTTTTAGGCCCTTTGCCTCCTGTCGGTGATAGATGGCGTTGATGCGATCCCAATATCTGTTATCCATGATGCAACTCCTTGTAAATCTGGCTAGATATAATTCCCCGGCTCCCCTGGTATTTGCCGTGGTAGGTATCCGTCACCTCGCCACACACAGGATGATAGGACAGTTGCCCTATCTCCATGTTGGGGTGGATGCGGACCGGCTCAACTGCGACGATCTCCAGGGTCCAGTAACCACGGAAGCCTACATCCCCGTAACCAGCAGTTACGTGGACGAAAAGCCCCAGGCGACCGATGGAAGAACGACCCTCCAGCTTTGGCACCAGGCCGTATGTCTCCGTCCACTCGTTGGTGCGTCCCAGGTAGAGCTTCCCGGGGGTGAGCACCAGCCCCTCCTCCGGGATTGTGATGGTCCGTGTCCGGTTGTCCTGCCGGGGATCCAAGCAAGCCTCGGTATAGACCATCAGCTCCGGGGCCAGGGAGACGTTGTAGCTGTTGGGGTTTACCCTGGCATCGTCCCAGGGTTCTATCACGATGGTCCCAGCCTCATGCTGGAGTTTGATTTCGTTGCCGCTTAAAATCATTTGCTGCCTCCTATCTGCATTTGTTCTGCGGTATCCATTTCGCGGATTTCAACGTACTGCACATGGCCGTATTTCTCCAGGTCCATGGCAATGGATTCTCGGCTCCCCTGGGGGTTCTGGGCACTGGAGGGGATGGGACGGAGTTTCACGGTGATCTCCCACATAGGCGCACCTCACAATTCCAGAGTACGGCACAGGGCCGACTCGACTTTCGCCATCTCAGCATAGGGCAGATGCCCCAGGCCGTGGCGCAGCGTGTTCTCCTCGGCGTTCCGGGTGCGATCCAGGCACACATGATGCAGGTGCCCCTTGAACTCCACCTCCGGGCGTGTGATGTTGCCATCAAACAGTTTTGCCCCGCCGGGGATCATGGGGGCAACCACGATATGGCCGGTTTCCCTGTTGGCCTGCTCCCCGGACAGTACCAGGTATCGCCGCCATTGCAGAGGGATGTTGTCCCGGGTGCGGTTTCGGATTTGGTAAACGTCGCCTTTTCGGATCACTCGAATCTCCTTTCTCCCGGCAGCGCAAACTGTTCTGCAAGGCCCCGCGAGAGGGCCTTCACGTCCTCTGGGAGAGCGTCGAAGTCCCGGGCCTGCTGGGCCCTGGCGCGATAGCTGCGCTGCACGTTGGAGGCTACCACGCTCTGCACCGTTGCCTCGTCCATCATGGCCCACTCCCGGAGCTGCCGGGGGTCGTGGACTACGGATTGGAGTACGGGCGGCAGCTTTGCGAACTCATCCTCGGAGCCGTACAGGCTGTTTCGGAGTGCCTTGGAGATATGCGCCCATGCTTCCTGCTCGGTCATCTCTCGGGGCCTGGTGAGGCGGCGGACGTGTTCCTTTACCTCCCCGATGGTAGGGGGGTATCCGGTGGTTTTCGTAGCGATTAGGGCCTTGACGGCCCCTGCCACCACGTTGGCGGCATCGTCCTGGAACATGTCGTTCCAAAGACTGACAATGCCCTCCAGCTCCTTCCGCTCCATGCCCTTGTAGAAGCTGGGGAAGGCGGCCCGGAGAATAGCCAGGATGGAAACGGTTTCTTGTCTGGTCATAAGCCTGCCTCCTCCAGCATGTCTAGAAATGGGTTGGAACTCTCCCCCTTCGGAAGCTCGTCCTCCCACCGTCCCTGGTTGAGCCAGGTTGCGGGGTTGGGAATGAACCGCCCGTTGTTCTCCCGCCACTGCCTGCTTTGCTTCTGCGCCTCGACGGCCTGTAGAATCGCTTGCGTCAGCTCCTCACTGGGGTGGAGCCTACTCCACGATTTTTTGGCGGCCTGTTTCCCGACTTTCCGGGGATAGGCGGCCCAAAACCGGGAAAACCGGTCTTCATTCGCGCGTGAGACATCCCGGGGAGATGGGGAAAGAGAGGGAGAAGAGGGGGGATTATAGGGGGGAGTAGAGAGAGG